GGAACAGGTTGGCCAATGCTTCGCGAGCACTCATGCTGCCATCAATAATTCCTCGGAACGACGAGCTAAAAGCATCACCCAGAGTCGTTGCCAGACTTATGGCTTGGAACATAGGATCGTTTAACTGCTTAATCCGCGCTTCAGTCTCTTTAATAAATGTGTTTATAAGATTCTTTTCTTCAGCTAATGCTTCCATACGCTTCCTTATGGCTTCCAGCTGCGGATCAGACAGTTTGTCATCTTCCCTAAGTTTTCTTATCGCTTCCTCAATTTCAAGCTGCTCTCGCTCTTCTTCCGTTGTAGCCCGAGCAAGAGCTAGCTGATGATCAAGACTTTCAATCGTGGTTTCAAATTTTTCTTGTCTTTTGCGCTGCAGTTCAGCCAATTCACGCTCTGTATCGCGATGAGCGGCTAATTTCTTAGTGGCCGCCCCAATGTTAATTGCTTCTATTTCGCGTTGCTCTGTAACTCCAGCAAGGTCCTTAAGACGCTTGCCTTCGATTTCAGCTATCTTCTGCTCTCCTTGAAGACGAATAACAAGCTGTTCATCGTCAGCAGCATTTGCAGCAGCAATTTTATCTTTGAAACGAGAAATTTCAATCACCTTTTGACGCTCTGCCTCAAGCTTGTCTAAACGTTTTTGCAGTCGATCTGCTTCTTTGCTTCCCGTATCAGCAGCTCGCAGTCGCTCCAGTTCCGTAGGCTGTATTGCCGCGCCTTCCGGAATAATCGCAGGAAACTCCTTTTGGAGCGTTTGAAGCATTTCCATCGTGAAATCGCCTTGGCCAACTGAGGCTCTACCTTGTTTTTTCGTTCCTCTTAGCTCTTGTGAACGCGCAAGTATCGCAGCTCTCTGCTCAGGAGATCCAGCCTCTGCCAACATTTGATCAAGCTGACTTTGAGCAACCATTTCTCCTATCACGCTGTTAATCAGTTTGATTAAAGGCGTAAGCGCTTGTGCCATAAATGCCTGAATACGCAGCATCACCGTTCCAAACAGCTTGCCCATCTTGTTGGCTTCAGTACCCAAATCTTTCAAGGCTTTCAAGCCGCTACCACCAACCTGCTTTGCCATCTCCTGCGTCATCAACGCAGCAGCTTCTGAAACTTTGCCTTCTTCAATTAGCTTTTCAATGCGGAACTGCATTGCGTCAGAGCTGAACAAGCTCTTTTCAGCCATAAAATCAGCCGCACCACCAACACTGGTAAGTGCCTTGCCTGCATCAACCATGCCTGCAACGAACTTGTCAACCTGCTGACCGATAGCGCTAAGACCAATTTGCGCTCCAAAAGACCCGGTTAGACCACCTAAAGCGCCACCAATAACTGATCCCGCTCCACCACCAAACAACAGCGGAAAACCAGCACCAAGAGCAACGCCTTCCGCTCTTTTCATTCTTTGCCGCCTTGCTGCTTTCTGTTGTCGCTCTAGCTGTTTTGTAATATCGCGCTGAACCTTAAGTTCTTTAGTAGCAACTCCCATCCTCTGGTTTGCAGTTACAAACATTTTTTTATTAATCGCTTCGCTTGCTTTATTAATTTGAGATCGAGCCTTGCTCATATCAATGCCTTTTTGCTCCAAGGCTGCAACATCATCGCCAATACTGCGTAGCTTTACCATCGCCGCAACACGACGATCAGTTGTATTGACAGATTGCTTTTCAGCCTTGCCTATCCTGGCAACACTAGATTCTATATTTTTTAACTGAGTTTCAGCCTTTCCAGTATTTAGTTTGATATTGACTTCGTACTCAGCAGCCACGACTAACCCGAAGACATTGCCTTCAGGTTAGCGCACCTTCCGATACTGAGCCTGCTGGCGAGACCGCTCCATCTCTTTCTCCTCTCGGTCAGACTTGACCGAAAGATACGCGCTCCAGCCGAGTAACTCCTCAAGCGACATCCTGGCTCGCAGGTCGGCCAGGGTCATTCCAAGCTTTTCAGCAACAAAAAACTGCAGGAACAGATAGTTGTCCCTGTCAATCGTCGCTTTTCAGCTCGTCTGGTTCTTCCACCTCTTCCATGCCCTGCATCTTGGTCATAATGTCCAGCACGATGCTCATCGGAAGCCGGTTCTGAATCTTGGCACGATCACCGTCTGCAAATAACCGATTGCCAGACTCGTCCTCAGCCTTGCGAATCACCATTTGAACCGCAAAGTCCAAATTGCCTTCTGTCTGCCCTAGGTTTAGAGCCTTCATTGTTTTGTTGATCGAATCACGATCAGCAATCGTCAAAGGCTTCCAGTACATCTTCAAGACGACCTCATCACCCTTTTTAATCGTGTAGCTGCTGCGTTCTTCGACGCTAAACGCCTTACACAGCATGTCGATTGCGCGTGCTTCAGCCATAAAACTCAGTCAACTAGCACAATATAGCTCATCCTAAGCGAACGCCTTGAAAAGCTATGTCTAGGTCAAGAAACAAACCTGTATCTCTACTGGTCTCTGTATAAATCTTGTACCAGCTTGGCCCTGGCTTGGCTGTACTTCTTTGCGGCGGCCTAGTTTGACCGTAAGTCTTGGGAACTCCTTCGCTGTCTGGAAGCTTGGCTTGTGGATTATTGACGGCATATCCTGCGTAATCAGCCAAGTTGCCGATGTATAAGGGGCTGTTGATTGGAACTCTTAAAACAGGGCGTCGCAAAAAGTTTCGAGGAGTAGGCATATTTGGAGCCTGCCAGTCACGCTCATTGTCTACGACTGGCTTTACTGGCGCAGTACTAAGCTCCCACAATTCGCCAAAGTTTCCAGTCCACCAGGGACCTTTCATTTGCAAACTGAAAACGATCTCTGGACCAGCAGCTGCTCGTCCATCCTCAATCAACTTACGAATATCCTTAGTCAGCTCAGTGATCGGCTTAGCCATTAGACCGCAGTAAATCGACAGCTGACCACGCTGACAAAATGACTGTCGTTTTCGTTGGCCACTGCAGTAGGACCATTGACTTGACCGACACGGGGTTTTGCTGAATAAGTATCCGTGTAGCCAGAGGCATTTACAGAAGTCAAACCGTCAATAACTGACTCTGCAATCGCAGCAGCTGCAGCACTGCCCTTGTTTCTTGGCGTAAAAATGCCGCACTGCACCGTTCCAGCGTATTGATCAATCGCTGCGCCATGAGGTTGGATCGTTGACTGATCAAAGTTGATCGTCACCATCACGTACTTTTTTGTCTTACCAGGCGTTGTAAACGGCATGTTGTCAAACACCACTGAAACTGTGGCATCTGCATCTGTCACTGCAGTGTTGATCGCAGTTTCGATTGCAGCCCTAGCATTTACAAGCGTCATCAGAACACCACCCTGATCATGTAGAGGTACTCTTGGCCACCCCTAAAAGTGCGAATATCTTGGATTCTGGCAGTGCGTGACGCTCCATCAAACGTCAGTGCAACCTCATCCTGCAAGCTGGCTTGATTGTCTCCGATTTGATCAGGAGTGATATACACCCGAGCACTGTTTTCTTGGTAGCCACTCTCTTCGTCGGAAACAATAAACTCGACAGGAGCTTTAAAGCTATAGCTGGTGTCAGTGCTGGTTACAGCACCAGTTGCCACGTTGTAGGTAGCAGACTCTTTTCGGGTATAAGTAATTGATGTGTCGAGTGACGTGCCAAGATCCTTGACTACCGACTTGGCGACGTTTTTAAACAGACTGTCGAGTTGACCAGCCATATCAACCCCTCACAACGCGGAGAGAATACGAGCCACTGCCACCCAGACAATAAGCGCCGAGATAAGACTGAAGCCAAGGATAAACGTCGAATACGTTGTTAACAGTTCCAGTAGCCTGACTAGAAGTGTTGTACTTGACTTCCATCTCGCCGAGCTTGACGGACTCGTAAAGTCCCGTATCGCCGGTAGTCCCTGTAATCGAGTCCGTGTCATTAGCCAGTGCGTTGGCTAATTCATAGGTAGCGTATTTGATGTCGTTTGGAATGCTGGTGCAAACCAACTCCACACGATCCACGTGATAGTTGTTGCGAGGCCAGCTCAACGCTTGGTTGTCATCGCAACGATCACCGTAGAAGTTCAACGTATCGATCCAGCGCGTGGCTGAAATCAATGCACGGTTTTTCTGATCATCTGTCTTGTCGTCCCAGTTGGTGCTGCTTGGGACGGTTTCAAAATATGCGTCGGCTTCTGCCAGCGTCACAAAGCTGTTGGCTGTCTCGCTCTTCAGTGTGGCGTTGATCGTGGCAGCCATAGCAGGAAAAGAAGAAGGCCCCACCTAATGGTA